CATTGGAGCATGGATTTAATGAAAGGTCGGCGATTGAAAGTTGGCGTGCAAACGCTGACAAATGGTTTCATATTTACCTTTTTTTTACTAGACGGCATAATATAAATGCAATCGATAGAAGAGTTTATATTAATTTACTTCAATAGTTAGTTTTTTCGCGAACCCTGACGTTCGTAGTATAATACCCTTAAAATGAATATATAAAATATAGAAGAAACTTACGATTATTCCCAATGTATTGAATACCCCTGTGAGAACCCGTATATTTTTATCGCTGGCGAGCTCGATTTTCTGCATTCGGTACATGAACCAAAGCATCCAAATAAAGATTGTAAAGCAGGTAAAATCCGTATACTTCCAACCAGTGCCCAAGTTGGTAAATGCCCACGTCCCTAAAAACTTTTCGATTTGTCCTAGTATGGAGCTCTTGTCTGTTTTACAACTTTCTTCGCGGCTAGCTGACATTTCTTCATGAATTTTGGATATAGGAGGAGACGGAAGATATCTCACAAATAACCAAAGTAACCAAATCGTAAGTGTAAATTGGGCTATCGATGCCAATAAATGAGAAATAATTACGTGGAATAGGAATGAGATGAATCGCGTGAGTGTGGAAATATACCACATGGCGACATTCACAAAGTTGACTCCCATGTAATTCGATAAATACGCGAAAGCAATCAGCAAATGGACTTGCCAGGATGCTTTCGGCATCTCGTCGCCTCGAATAAAACATTTGAAAAAGGCGGATCGACATTTCGATAAAAAATTAAACACGAAGAAAATCGCCACACAAAAAGCGAGTAAATATCTTACACAAGGAAATTCTTCGATACCCAACGAGTGAAAAGCAGGATTGATTTTAGTGGTGATCATTCGAATCACAAATTCAGTAGGAAACCATAGAATAACCCCAAGGACTTTAAAAAACCCTATGGATACCCATTTGAATTTCGTGAACCAACTCTTAGATTTAATCGAAGGCTCAGTCGTTGATCCGTAGTCTAATAAAACATAGGTTATCCAAAACGTCAATAACAAATAAGAAAATTCCACAAGACCTGTCCGGATAATTTCATAATTGGCAATTTCTTCTTCTAATGTTTTTTCTTTATGTTTTTTACTTTTGTTCCGAAGTATCTGATACGATAACCGAGCAATCAGGTTGATAATTAGGTTGGGAATATTGAATAAAATCACCACAGCCATGTAGATCATTTTGAGGAATTTTATCTTTTCATTTACGGTGTATTTGATAGGCGGATCCAAACTTTGAAAAAATGCGACGGTTGGATTCAGTTTTTTTTCAAACTCATCGGCGTATTTCTTGGCATAGTCTCTGGCTTTAATCGCTGTCTTTAATGTGGAAGCATCGATAGAATTGGCCATAGTAAGGTTATTCACTACGCGCTCTAACTCAAACTGTGTCTCCCTCAGTTCTTTCAGTTTTTGTAACCCTTCCGCCGGGAACATGGTATCGAACCCAGAAGATTGCGTGTTTTGGGTAGCGAATCCTTCTTTAAATGGTGCCATGTTTTTAAAATTATTCTTCATTTTATGTACCTGTTGAATAAGATCATCGACGGCATCTTCCATAATATTTTTTCCCGTTATAAACCTTCTTCCTATATTTTTTCCGTCTTTAACGTGCATACAACGTCCCAACACTTCCTCCAATAAAAGACAAGACGTTATATCGCTCTTCAAATAAAACCATATTGTAGGTATATTCATACAATCGCCAATTTTGTTTATTTACTGCAATGGCCTCCCCCGTCACCGCATCGCAAATAATATCGAATTTCGATCCGTCTCTGTCGATTTGTGGAGCAAATGTATTCATTTCCAATTCTACTTTTTGAAACATGCCTAAATTAATAGCCCCCGAAGGTTGATAAGTCAGGGGACTCGTATCTAAACAAAAATTGTAACAATAAATACCTTCTTTTGCGCAGCCACCAGTACGCGTATATTTTTCTACGTAATCAAAAACGCCTCTGGGCATCGTGTTCTCGCGGTATTTCCCATCGAGTAAAATCCCACATGAAATGAGAATATCCTTTTGGTTTTCTACGGAGAAATTCCCGCTGGTGAATAACCCAGTATTACCATCCGTGTCGAAAGTGAAATATGCGGGACATCGCCTAACATTTGTAGGAAATCGTCGGTATGCCCAATTGGTGTAGTTACTCCATTCATTTCTCAAGCTCACGTCGTTTCTTTGCAAATACCACATCCAACTGGATACCATCCCTTTCGAATCTAGTTTCACGTTTTTCGTTCCGGAAATATTATCAAATTTATAGGTAAATACATCTTTAATTAAATATACCTGGTCTTCTTTGGCAAAGATTTTCGCTTCTTCTTTTGAGAGAAAAGCATATGTTGAAATTAAATGTATATCCGCATTCCACGTATTGAATTTATTCGAGTATGCAGTTGGGTCCGTAATGTTTGTTTTCAAGGGACTTTGGAGAAATCGATACATTTGAAAACGATCTTGGTTGAAATCGGGTTGGACATAGGGGAAGTCATTGGCGCTATCGAAAACATCTCGAACCTGGAAAAGTTCCTGGATGGGTCTTAACGTGATTCTGATTTCAAGTTCATGATATTGCATCGAGACTAAAGGCAGCGCACATCGACTGTTTAGCGTAAACCAAGAGTTTATCGGAATATAAATATTACGGCCTCGGATCGATGGTTCTACTCCAACGGTTGTACTGGTTAAAGGATATGTAATGGTGCTTTTATCGCTAGTGACATCGTTATCTTCTAGGAAAACAGCATTCGGATACGTGTTTAACCGGTCATATGCCGAGGACGGATTATTCAATTCGATAACGTTCCCTGACATTTTATTAAAAAGCAGTTTTTTCTCTGCAGTGAAATCGCGGTCGACCATGGCTGCCAAATATTCACCGGAATACTTGGATAGCGTGAAGGACCCACAGACGATTTCAATTTCTTTAATCAAATGAGTACCTAAATCTTCGATCCAGCGAAACTCATAAGGCGCATGTTTGCCCTCTGTACCAGTGTCGTCTATTGCAGTAGTAGTATTGTACAATTGTCTAGGATAAATAGGACTCCATATATCTGGGATGGTAAGCGTTATGTATGTATCCATAAGCAACTCTGCGTATCGTGGCATTTTAAAGGTAAAAGTGGATTGTTCCGTCAGACGCAAATCTCTCGTTCCCGTGTAATCTATTCTGAATTTTTGAAGACCGAAATTGGTATATTTCGAGTAGGCGATACGAAAATAAGTCTTGTCTGGATTTCCCGTTAAAAACACATTGGCATTTCCTATAGCAATCAAGTTTAAAAGTCCACCTGCCATTAATATACTTATGTATTATTTGATTATTATTTTTTCTTGCTTCATTATATAATGAGGTTGACCCTTTTCCAGAAAATATTATTGATGGTGTCCTTATTCATTTGTGGATTCATCTTTTTTCACATAAAAAGGATGAGAGACAGATATCATAGTTTATACGTGAAAAAACAAGAAGGATTTGCCACAAACATAAAAAATATAGGTGAAGCCCAGGCGGCATTAAAGTTGACAGATTGTTCCATAAAAGCATCCGCAAACAGTTGTTACGATGCGGATGGTTTCATTGAAATTGGTACCGAAGAAAACCCAAAGGGACTACATAACGTGATTAAATCTGGTTGCCGGTTTCTGGACTTTGAAATTTACAATGTAGAAGGGGAGGGAAAAGTAGGTTATTCAGGAAGTTCTAGTTTTTCCAGTTTAGAAACCAATACCGTGAAGACGGTGGATGTCTTGAATAAAATCATCGACTGTGCATTTACCATTCCTGCACCTAATCCGATGGACCCTTTATTTCTACAATTTCGAATGAAAACCAGCAAGCCGTCTTTGTATGAAAATTTGGCTAAAGAAATCGACCTGGTACTCAACGGTAAGCTCATGGATTTGACTGGAAAAAGTCTGGACGACATGATCTTACATGACCTTCTTGGGAAAATAGTAGTAATAATTTATGCAATGCAGCCGCCCATTGACAATTCCAAAGGTGAATCTGATGTTGATATTTCAGGAGTGTTTCATACAGAAATGAACGATCGCTCATTCCTTTTCGTGAATGGTGACAATAATAGTAATTTGAGTTTCGAAAACTCTTATAATATTTCGCCAAATATTTCTGTAATAATGCCACCGATAAACGACTTGATAAACGAACGCGGAAATCGACCCAAACTCAATGGAGATCAATCGTTCGACGAAAAAAAGAGTGAAATCAATAAATCGTTCGACGAAATAAAGAGTACAACGAATATCATTCCCTATAAATTTTACATCAAGGACGAGCATTTGATAGCATACGAGGAATTTTTCCAAAACTCAGCCTTTGTTAAAGTAAAAAATTGATGTCTATGATTTGAGAGAATCTTCCAAATCATAGCAAACATGGGTATCAAGTATCTGAACAAGTATTTACGAGAAAACTGCACGCCCAAGTCTATCCGGAAATTGTCTTTGCGGCATTTAAAGGGAAAGAAAATCGTCATTGACACGAGTATTTATTTATACCGATTCAAAGAAGAACATGCCCTCTTTGAAAATATGTTCCTTTTAATGTCTGTCTTGAAACACTATGAAATTGTTCCCTTGTTTGTTTTCGACGGGAAACCGCCACAAGAAAAAAAACGGTTACTCCTCGAACGAGTGGCAAAGAAAAAGATGGCGCAAGAAAAATTAAATTGCCTAAGGGAATCATTAACCGATGAATTGTTGCCCAATGACCGGAAACGAATATGTAAAGAAATGGAAGACTATGAGCGTCAAAGCGTACGCATTACAAATACGGATATTGAACAAGTCCAAAAACTAATGAATCTCTATAATGTCCAGTTTGTGGTGGCTCCTGAAGAAGCGGACCAATTATGTGCATACTTGGTCAATAAAGATATCGCATGGGCCTGTATGAGTGACGACATGGATATGTTTTTATATGGCTGTAAGCGAGTACTACGACATACGAGTATTTTACGTCACGACGTTTTATTATACGATACAACGGAAATTTACAAGGAATTGAAAGTAACGAAAACCACCATGACGGAATTGTTGTTACTATTAGGAACAGATTATGATTCGAAATTGATAAAAATCCAGTCATTTGATCAAGTCATGACGTGGCGAAAAATGTATGAAAAAACGAATATGCGAGAACATGCATACGATTGGTTTGTTGGTCAAGCATTTATAAGCGTCAATGACCAGATAACTGCAATTGAAACCTATAATCTGATTACCAAACAATACGAATCGGTCAAACTTTGGTGGAAAAAACAAGACACCTCGCCCACTTTTATGGGCGAAGAGACTGCGCTAAAACTCTTCCTATCTGAATATGACGGGTTTGTGTTTTAGACGGTAGGAAAGTATTCCCAATCTAGATATTCGCACACTTTTTTCCAGATCATGTCTTGTTCAAACTGTTTGATTCTATCTTTCATCATGGGGATGTAGGGGAGGTATTGTTTTTGGTCCAATAAAACGCACAGCTGGCATAAAATATAGGTATAATTGAAAAAGTTGGTCCGAGTAATCGGACAGAAAATAGCCCATGGTTGCTGAATCTCGATGAATAACACACATAATGTTTCATGAAGTTCTTCACTCATGGTGGGCGGCTTGATTCCCAGGATCGAATTTATATATTGAATATGTTCAAAGTATTTGTTGTACCCTAGGATACTTAATATATTTCGCATTTCGGCATAATTCAGATCCGTCATTAATTTCCGCTCTTTCGCGATGCGATTTTTTACTGCATCAATCACTTCGTCTGGTATTTTCGTGGTTTCCTTGGCTTGAAATTGAGAGAGGATTTCCTTGAAATGATTGAGTCGAATGTATGCAGTATAAGACACTTCGTTGGGCATTTCTTTATTCAATGGTTTCTGGTTATCAATCATATGAATGAGAAATTTTCCGCACTTCACATTGTTGCAGATTAGGACCCCTTCTTCCTCTAGAGGAACGAGCTCGCCTTGGTTGCAAATGAGACAAGTGTGAGAAGAAAGCACATATTCTTGGAGATAATGAATGTCGCCATTGACATTTTTCCAGTACTGATGGTACAAGTTCTTTGACTGTTTGTAAGAGTCACTGTTTATATTCAACCCCTTTGCTCCTGCTCCATTTATTTTGAAAAAACTGTTCATCGTATTCACATCCTTGAGATTTACTCCGCTCGAGACTTTCTGTTTGTCTTCGTAATAATGAAAAATGAATTTCGAGTTTTTTAGGAGATAGTCCTTCTTCTTTTTCTGCAACTTCTTGACTTCTTTTTTAATGTCTTTTATTTTCTCTCGAAGTTCAAAGTATTCTTCCGTTTTCTCTTTCGTCTTTTTTTTAATTTCGTTGCGTTTGTTGATACACGTTTCTTGTTCTTGATATAAATTGGGGATTGTTTCTTTTTCGATGACGAGAAACATGTTCATCATTTCTTGGTGTTTTTCGTCGATTGTTTGTTTTGTATCGGGTTTATCCATTCTATACTCTTGAACGACCGTTTCATATATATTTTAGGGGAAAATAGAAAAATTGTCTTAGATTTTTATTTATATCTACATAGTATATAAAGCAGCTTGCATGTCGTTCAAATCGAGCCAAGAATGTATAGATAACGCTTCTTTGAGGGCTGAAGAATTGTATAACGGAGAAGTACAAGAATGCCGTAAATGGGATACCATACAAGGTAAAGCAGAATTTTCAAAACAAAGAGAAAGAGATGATGCTGAGAGAGGGGAAAAATATGAACGAGACCAGCAGGCAATGCTCGATAAAGAGAGGCTCGAGAGAGAGAGAGGAATGGGCGGCAGG